CAGGCTAGGCTTCTGAGCCACAGGCGCGGGCCCCTTGACCTTTTGCGTGGAGTGCCACCAGGGGCGGACCGAGTCCGGCTCATCCATGGTTGTCCCCAGTGCCCAGACCACTTGCAGCGTGCCCCAGATGCGGACCTCAGCGCCTTTTGTTTGCCGGGCCCGTTCGACCGCTTTGTGCAGGCTCTCAGTGCGGCGGCCGTAGGAGGACAGCACGCCATCTTCGGGGCGGAAGGTTTGGTAGAACATGGCGCGGCTCCCTAGTGCTTAGGGAGAGCTTCGCCAGCGTCGATCATCGCCAGCATGGTGGCGACGGCAGAAGTGTCCATGCGCATGCACTCCAGCTTGTCGGCTTCGCGCTTCACGGCCTCGGCTTGCCGCTTCTCGGCCAGCTTGTGACTGCGCAGCAGCGCGGCCACTTCTGCCCGGGCCCAGTATTCAGTCTTGTTCATCGTTTCACCTCACAGCAGGCACCATGCCCACGGGGCGAAGCTCTCTAGCACTAGGGAGCTTCGCCCCGTAGAAACGGGGCCCGGCTCGCGCCGGGCTAGGTCTCAGGCGGCCAGTGCCAGACCTTCGACGCGTTGCACCATCGGCGTGGCCTTGACCGTCGGGCGGATGCTGGCCAGCGCTTCGATCTGGGCCGCGGTCAGTGCGTTGGCCTTGTGCATGGCCACCAGTTGGGCGATGACGGCGTCCACGTCGAGACCCTTCGCGGGTTCGGTGGTCTTCGCGTCCTCCTTCTTTTCGCCGCCGGTCTTCGAGCGCTGCGCCGTCAGGCTCGCGGCCTTCAGGTCGGCCAGCTCGGACATCTTGCCCTGACGCAGCATCTTCGCCATGCAAGAAGCGTAGGTGTAGAACGTGGACACGCCGGGAACCTTGGCGGTTTGCATGGCGCTCAGCGTGGCCTTCTTGCCGGCCGGATCAATGCCGTACATGGTGGCGAACTCCACGCGGCCGGCTTCGATCAGGTTGTCGAATTCGGCCGGGTCGGTCAGTGCGGCATCCTTCAGCATGTTGAATGCGAGGCCCTTACCTTGGCATGCGGCGACGATGGCAGTAACGCGGGCTTGAAATTGTGCGGTTTGCATGATGTGTTTCCTTAGGGACTAGAGAAAATGCACCCTGTTTTGTGTAGGGTGGAAACCCGGCGGGTTTCCCTTAGCGTTTGCGCTAAGGGAAAACCCCGGGAGGTTTTCGGTTTCACATGGCGCGGGTTAGGTCCGAAACCTTACCGCGACTAGAAACCATGCCCGGGTTTTTGGCTTACCCGTTAACCTCAAACATGCACTGTCACTACATGCTGCACACTGTCCACTTGCCGAATTTCGGAGGGTCTAGGTAACGCTACTATTTCAGCCGGGCGCCACGCTCACTAAATGCTCGCCCACTATGGGGCCCTGTTAGTCTGCCGTGCTCATTAGCCCCCATGATTAGAGGTCCCGTATTTGGCCTAGATGTTTTCTCTTTTTTCGGTTTGCTATATCCATGCGCATCTGCCGGGTTTTACTGCTCTAGGATTACCCGCTAACCATCAAGCCCGGATTGTCGGCCCGGCTGCCGCTAGTCTGTCAGGCTAGGCCTAGGCGATACGTCCGGAGGTGCTCTCCGCGTTTGATCCTAGGTTGTCGGCCACCTCACCCGGGCCTGATAGTTCCTGAATGCCCGTTGACAAAACAGGCACAAGGTAAGCGCTAATTGTTAAAGAGCGTTTGCAGATAGCGGCCGGATAACTGGTGCATTACCGCACCGGCCGCAGAACCCGACCAATCCCGGGTTCCTGCTATGCACTAAGGGAACCTCAGTGCATGGATGCATTTTCGGTCTAGGGCTAAGGAAAACAATAGGAGTTTCCCTAATAGGGTTAACCCTATTAGGGTTTACCCTGCATATATCACTTCGTCTGCACGTGACGCGGCGCCTGCATGCACGCATTAAATGCTTGTTGAATTAGCGAAGTGCAATAGGGGCAAACCCTAATGCCCGGCCGGAGTGAGGCCTCAGCCGGGCATTAGGGTTTACCCTGCCAAGGGTTAACCCTAGGTGCCTCCGGGCCGAAATTCCGCATAGGGTAGGGGGTATGCCTGTTTTAGGGGCATACCCCGTAGGGGTAGGGGGTAGGAAACCACCTAGTCATACCCCCTAGGGGTAGGGGCATATACCCCTAGGGGGTAGGGTATGCAGCTCACCTAGGAAACGGCATACCCTACCCCCTATTTTTTGTGGATACCTAAGGCGCCGTTTTTTCCGAGGGGGAGCGGGGTGTACCTCAGAAAAGGAAAAAACGTCACCATGGGCCATCTAGTGCGATCTGGGGGCATAGGGTTAACCCCTAGGCCAGCTGGCATGCTTCTTGGTGGCATGTTTATTGCTAGTTACAAATACACGAGCCCACGCACCAACATGGTGCGCGCCTTCTCTCCACCCCGGCCCATGTGAGTGAGCACTCACATCCTTAGCCCTAGGGGCAGCATGGGCACGGGCCCGCATGCCAGCGCCACGGGCCCGGGCCTAGGCCTAGGCCTAGGGGCTGAGGTGGGCCCATGGTGCGAGGTGGGCCCGGGCCTAGGCCTAGGGGCTGAGGTGGGCCCATGGTGCGAGGTGGGCCCGGGCCTAGGCCTAGGGGCTGAGGTGGGCCCATGGTGCGAGGTGGGCCCATGGTGCGAGGTGGGCCCGGGCCCGGGCCCGTGGCCTACCCCCTAGGGCATGCGGCCGCCCATGCCAGCGCGTAGAGTGCATGCCCTAGGGGGTAGCGTGGCCCCGGGTACACTTTTCGGCCCGGGCCTGGGCCTGGGGCCGCGCCCTGGGCCCCTCCCCGTCCATGAAATTTTTGGTATCTTTTTGGCCAAAAGAGCAATACATTACCTCCATGACCATCCTGGAACGCTGCGAGCCCTACATCCAGGCCCTTGAGGCTCGGGAAATGACCATCCGAGCCCTTGCGGAGATCCTCGGCTGCAACGAGTGCTACCTCTCCAGGACCCTCTCCGGGCGCCTGAAACGCGCCGAAAGCACCACCAGACTGCGCAAAAAGCAGTCCAAACTGTTCGAATCTCGCAAGGAAATGCGCCAAAGGCATGCGTTTTTGGTCAAAACTGGCCTGAAAAGCCTCAAAAAGGGTGCTGCCGACGCCAGGTGCAGCGAAAGGACCCTCCGGCGCTACATCGCAGCACTGACCTGACCATGGCCCTCAAAGACCACAGCCTCCAGAGCGCTGTTCCACGTGGGACAGTCGCCGACCTGTCCCTCCTCAGCGAGATGGAGCTCCTTAGCCTTAGGGCGCAGATCGACAGCATGCTCAACCTGGGCACGCTGAAGGACATCGACCTAGGCACCGAGCTCACGGTCCAGCTTCGCACCGTCAAGGCGCTGCAGCAGGCCGCCGGCGAGGATTCGGAGACGCCCTTCGGCCAGAAGGCTCAGACCGCCATGGCCGTGCAGCGCCTGCTGCAGGACCTGGTGAAGATGCAGACCGAGATCCACAACTCCGAGTTCGCCAAGAGGCTCGAGGGCATGGTCATCAAGGCCTTCACCCTCTGCGACGCCGCGGCCGACCCAACCCTTGCGGAGGCGCTCAAGTCTGTGAAGGACCTCTTCTTCGAGCAGTACGAGAGCCTGCAGGTCCAGCAAAGTGAGTGAGTACCAACTTACGCCGGCGGCGAGCCTGGCCAGGCTCAAGGCCGGCGTCTACGCCACCTACAGCCTCGATCAGATCCCCAAGTGGATCGTCGAGAAGACGTTCCTGAACGGGCGCCGCTACTCGTTCAAGGGGCACGAGTTCCAGCACCAGGTGCTGCAGGACGAGAGCCAAGAGGTCAACTGCCAGAAGTGCAGCCAGATCGGCATGACCGAGGCCCAGGGCCGGTGGAGCATGGGGATCTGCAAGACCTTCCCCAACTTCTCGTTGATCTACACGATGCCGTACAGCAACGACGCAGAGATCCTGTGTCGCACGCGCATCGACCCCATCATCGCGGCCAGCCCCGACCTTGCCCAGGCCATGAACCCCGACATGAACAACTCCCAGATCAAGCAGATCGGGAACTCGTTCATCTATTTCCGCGGCACCCAGGGCAACACCCAGGCCATCTCGATCCCGGCCGACTGCATCGTGTCGGACGAGATCGACCGCTCCTCCGCGCACATCCTCAGCCAGTACACGTCGCGGCTGACGCACAGCCCGTGGAAGCTCCGGAGAAACTTCTCCACCCCCACGGTGGACGGCTTTGGCATCGCGGCGAAGATGGAGACCAGCCGAAGGTACAGGAACGTCTGCACCTGCAACCACTGCAACCACACCTTCGTGCCGGACTACTACCAGCACGTGGTCATCCCCGACTTCCACGGAAAGCTCGAGGAAGTTAGCAAGCCCTTACTTGCGCGGATCCGGTGGAAGGAGGCCAAGCTGCTGTGCCCGCACTGCGGGCTGGTGCCCAGCCTGCTGCCGGCCAACCGGGAGTGGGTCCAGGAGAACACCCTGGAGATGCACGACGCCGCGGGCTACTTCGTGACCCCGTTCGACGCGCCGCTGCTCATCACGATCCCGAGCCTTGTGAAGGCGAGCACCGAGTACGCCCGGATCTCCGAGTTCAAGAACCAGAACTTGGGGATCACCGCTCAGGAAAGTGAGGACGTACTCACTTTGGACGACCTGAAGAAGAGCCTGGTTTTCCACAACCTGAAGGACAGCGGGCTGTACGCCATGGGCGCGGACATGGGCCTGATCTGCCGCATCGTCATCGGCCGCCTGGACGCCAACGGCGTCCTGGTCATCGTGCACCGCGAGAAGGTGCCGCTGGGCAACTTCGAGAACCGGTACAGGCAGCTGACGGCCGAGTACCGGTGCCTGATGAAGGTGTTCGACAGCCAGCCGTACGTCGACCTTGTGATGCGGCTGCAGTCGGCGGACCCGAACCTGTACGCCGGCGTGTTCGTCAAGAGCAAGCGGGTCGAGGTCTTCCGCGCCCAGGAGCAGAAGGAGGATCCGGAGGCCGGCAAGCTGGACATGCGCCAGGTGCAGATCAACCGGAACAAGGCGCTCGACGAGCTTGTGGGGCACATCAAGCGGCAGGGCCTGGCCCTGCAGGCCAACCCGAACGAGGACGAGGACTACGAGAAGGAGTGCCTGGACCTCAAGCGGGTGCAGATCCGCGACGAGAACGGGGAGTTGACCTACAGCTGGGAAAAGTCGGCACAGGGCAACGACCACTACCTGTTCGCCACGCTTTACCTGTATGCTGCGGCCCGGATGCGCGGCATGGCCAGCAGCAGCTTCATGCCGACCAGCATCCTCAGCACTTTTGCCCTGCGAAGAGACGTCTAGGAGGACGCAATGACCCAAGTACGAGCCAAATTCCGTGTGAACCTGGTGACCCCTTACCTGGACGTGGGCGGCAAGCCCAGCGGGTGGCGGATCAACCTGGCGCCGGTCTACGACAGCAACCCGCAGTCGGAGAACGGCCAGTTCTACCAGCAGACGCCTTGGGGTGACATCACCCTCGGCACGGTGAACCCCGCGGCCGCCGAAAGCTTCAAGAGCGGCGCCGAGGTCTACGTGGACTTCACCCCCGTGCACCCGGCCGAGTAGCCTTTCCCGCCGACCGCGGGCACAATGGGGGACCCATGAAGACGCCCACCGACATCTTCGAGACCCCCCTCTGGAAGGCCGCCACCTCGGTGGCGCCTGTCCAGACGCCCAAGGTCCGGCCGAAGCAGCAGAGCTACCCGGGCTACGCCACGGGCCTGACGGCCAGCACCTCGGCGCTCCGGCGCGAGGACCTGGGCCTGGCCAACGTCGACATCCTCAGCTTCCGCAGCGAGGGCGACAGCCGGAAGATGCTGGCCAAGCTGGCCAAGGCGAACCCCGACCTTGCCGCCGCGGTCAACGCGTACCTGCGGGTGGGCCTGACCCAGTCTGCCAAGTGCTGGGCCATCAACATGGCCGACGGCAGCTTCAACCGCGAAGCGACAGTGCTTGCCCACACCCTGGTACGACGCTTCGACCTGGTGCCGGACTACGTGGCCGACGGGTTCAGCCAGACGGCGAGCATGCGCTCCTTCGCGGAGTCCTCAGCCCTTGAGATCCTGTTCAACGGCGCGGCCTGTTCCGAGCTTGTGCTGGACAAGGCCCGGCTGCCCAGCAAGCTGGCCAGCATCCCGGTCGTGAACATCAAGTTCTACCAGGACGACAAGGGCCTGCGCCCGGTCCAGGTGGTCGGCGGTCAAGAGGTCGACCTGGACTTCCCGACGATCTTCTACACCAGCGTGGACCAGCCGCTGCTGAGCGCATACGCCGGCAGCCCGCTTGAGGCCAGCATTCAGCCTGTCCTGGCCGACACCGACTACCTGAACGATCTCCGGCGCGTGCTCAAGCGCGCAGTGCAGCCCCGGCTGCAGGCCGTGATCGACATGGAGATCGCGAGGAAGATGGCACCGCCCGAGGTCCAGGTGGACCCGGTGGCCATGAACAACTTCCTCACGACCTTGCGCTCGGACGTCGAGAACACGTTGAACGGCCTGGCGCCCGAAGACGCGCTGATCGCCTACAACATGATCGAGTTCAGCTACGTGTCAGGTGGCACGGGCGACGTGCCGGACGTGATCTCGGTCATCCAGGACCTGCTCAACGCCAAGATGTCGAGCGGCTCTAAGACCTTGCCTTCTGTGCTGGGCCACGGCTCCGGCAGCCAGAACATCGCCAGCAGCGAGACCCTGCTCTTCATGAAGTCCGCCGACGGCATCGTCCGCAGCAAGCTCAACGAGATGTTCTCGAAGATGCTGACGCTGGGCGTGCGCCTGTTCGGCCAGGACGTGGCGGTCTATTTCGAGTACGACCCAATCCAGTTGCGGCCTGCAGATGAACTGGAGGCCTTCAAGGCCATGCAGCAGGCCAGGGTGCTGGAGCAGTTGAGCCTTGGCTTTCTGGAAGACGATATGGCGTCGATCATGCTGACAAGCCGTGTCACTCCCAACGGCTTCAAGCCACTGTCTGGCACCCAATTCTATGGAGCCAAGCCCGCGGATCCCCAAGGGAATGGCTACTCTGGCACCAGCAACGGTGGAGCCGGCGGCGGGGCGTTGAACCAGAGCCTCAAGCCTGGCACGCCGAAGAAGGCGGGAGGCAAGTCGCAATGACCAAGCCGCTGCAGATCGTTGAGTGGAAGCGCGGCGACTACTTCAGCGTCGCTTGCCAGTACAAGGACGACGCCGGCGTCAACACCGACTTCGTGGCGTTGGGCATCTCGGTCCGGAGCCAGGTGCGCCGGCCGGACGGCCGGCTGGTGGCTGAGCTTACGGTGACGCCCGGCGTCACCGGGGCGTACACGCTGGGCTCGGCGACCACGACCTGGCCGCTCGGCGACTTGCTCTGGGACATCCAGTACACGCTGGCCGGCAAGCCGTTTTCGACCCAGAACGTCACTCT